ATCAGCATAACCTTGAAAAAAAGATTGTTCAGAATAAGGATTCTAAAAATTATGGCACTGAATTTATTTCAGGTACTGTTGATATTGCAACTGATGAAGACGGACTTAATGTTATTCCGATTCATTACACTTATGTAACAGAAGTAACTAGCAGTGGAAAGAAAAATGTTACTTTTGGAGTTCTTGAATCTATTATTAATGGAGCAAAAACTTGGATTACAGATGGAAAAGATGCAGCTCTTAAAGTTCGTGCAAATACGGCTCTTGCTTTAAATGATTTTTATAATCAGAGTGGTGAACTTGTTTCTGCAAGACGTAATGAAGGTGGTTTTCTTAATGTAATTAATGAACTTCCGCCAGAAAATGAAAGAGCAACTTTTGCTTTTGATATGGTAATTACTTCTGCAACAAGAGTAGAAGCTGATGGAGAAAATATTCCTGAAGATTTTGTTAGACTTAAAGGTGCAATTTTTAATTTCAAAAAAGACCTTCTGCCGGTTGAATTTATTTGCAGAGATGAAGGTGGAATGGCTTATTTTGAAAGTACTGATGCTTCTCCAAAGAATCCAATTTTCACAGAAATTCGGGGTAATGTAGTAAGCAATACAATTAAAAGAGAAATTGAAGAAGAATCTGCTTTTGGTTCAGCAAGTGTTAGAACTGTAACAAGAACTGTTAGAGAATGGCAGGTTAACTGGGCAAGACCGACAGAATATACTTTTGGCGAGGAAGATACAATTACAGCAGAAGAACTGAATACAGCAATTCAGAATCGTCAGGTTTATTTAGCTGAAGTAAAGAAACGTGCTGATGATTATAAGGCTTCTAAAGCAACTTCAGCCGCTCCTAAAACAGCAAGTGTTCCAGCAGGCGGATTTGATTTTTAATTAAAATATTAAAAGATTTTATAGGGAAGGGATTTAATTCCCTTCCTTTTTTAAGGAGAGTATAATGGCAATTAATCTTTTAGATATTAAACCGCATAAAGTAAGTACAGATCTAAGTGGATATATTACTTACATATATGGATCCCCTAAAACAGGAAAGACAACCCTCGCTACACAAATGCCTAATGCTATTCTTTTAGCTTTTGAAAAGGGTTATAATGCTCTTCCTGGAGTTATGGCACAGGATATTACTTCTTGGGGAGAAATGAAACAAGTTTTTAGAGAACTTAAAAAGCCTGCTGTTAAAGAAATGTATCAAAGTATTATTGTTGATACGATTGATATTGCAGCAGATATGTGTCAGAAATATATCTGCGATCAAAATGGAATTACAACTCTTGGATAGTTAGGTTTTGGTAAGGGCTGGACATTTTTTAAAAATGAATTTAGTCAAGTTTTTAGAGGACTAACCCAGCTTGGATATGCTGTTTTATTTATTGGACATGATAGAGAAATCATGGATGATGCTGGAAATAAAACAATTAGACCTGCATTAAGTAATTCTACCAGAACAGTTATTGCAGGAATGGCAGATATTATTGGATATGCTCACCAGGTTAAAGGAAAAGATAGTGATAAAACTTCTACTTTAACGATTAGATGTACTGACGATAGTATTGAATGTGGTGCTAGATTTAAGTATATTAAATCTGAATTTCCAATGAGTTATGATAATCTTGTTAAAGAATTAAAAAAAGCAATAGAAAAAGAAGCTGCTGAACATAATAATGAATTTATTACAGATGAAAAAGAAATAGTAGTAGAAAAAGAAGAGTATAATTTTGATACTTTAATGAAAGAATTTCAAGGCCTTGTTCAAGCTCTTATGGATGAAGATGAGGGTAATGCAAGTAAAATCACTGCTACTGTAGAACATTATCTTGGAAAAGGTAAGAAAGCTAGTGAAATTACTCCTTACCAGGCTGAGTTTTTAGCTTTAATTAATGAAGATTTAAAGAATTTATAATATGGAAGAAAATAAAACTATTAGTGTTTCTGTAGAACAATATTCTCAATCAATTATTGCTTTACAAAAATTAGATGATATTAAAAAAATAGCATAGGCTTGGAGAGTAGGAATTAGATTTATAGATTCTTCTGGAGAGTCTACTTATAATGCATTAGATAATGATGATGCTATGTTGGCTATTTGTTCAATATTAGAAACAGGAATTTAAAATTATAACTCACAACTGTGAGTTTTTAATGAGGATTTAAAAAATCTTTAATGGATAAAGATATAATTCATATTATTTTTAGTAATAAAGAAAATCATGATATAGTAGATTTATTTCATGAAGCATATGTAAATAGAAATTTTACTGGAAATGTATTAAAAGAATTTTTTATTTTTGATTTAACAAAAGAAGAAATAAAAGAACTTGCTAAGAATTTAAACGCGGCGGCGGATTAATCGTTACCGTGTTTGACTTTTATAAGAATTTTTAGTATAACATGAATATTTTAGAAAAAGTAAAATCTGAATTAAAAGAAAATCCTAATAATTTTATTATTATAAAAAAATGGAATAAAAGGATATTTCAAAAATATAAATTTGATATATTTAATTATATTGAAAATACAATAGAAAAAAGATTTAAGGATAAAAAAGCAGAAGATTTTACTAAAAATTTTGTAAATATAAAGGATTTAAATTTATAACACGGCCGGGCCTTAATCGGTACCGGCCTTGACTTTTATAATAATTTTTGATATAATATAAATATAATTTAAAAAGAAGGTATGTTTATGCCCAAAGCAATGGTAAAATGTCTTTATTGTGGGCAACAATTTGATAGACTATCAGAACCGAATATTAAAATAGGAAGAAGATACGCACATAAATCATGTTATGAATCTCAAGATGCTGAAGATTTAAAAAAGCAAAAAGATGAACATGATTTTTTTGAGTACATAAAAGAAATATATGGAGAAGATTATAATTATATTTCAATCCATAAACAAGCAGAAAACTATATAAAACAATATGATTTTACTTACTCAGGTATGTTAAAATCTCTTAAATGGTTTTATGAGGTTAAAGGAAGCAATAAAGATTCTGCTAATGGAAGAATAGGTATTATTCCATATATTTATGAAGATGCTAAAAAATATTATTATAATCTTTATTTAGCACAACAAAGAAATAAGGATATTAAAGAATATCGATTAGAGGTTAAAGAGATCGTGATAGCCTCCCCGCGCATGTACATAGCACCACCAAAATTATTTGATTTAGGAGATGAAGAAGAATAATGCCTAATTATACTGATATACCAAGTTGCATGCAAATTATAGGAGCAGTTTATAATAATCCTTCTCTCCTTGATAATGAAAAATATCATTTTAATAATGAAGATTTTACAGAAGAATTTCATAAAATTCTTTTTGGTTCTATTTATAATCTTCATCAACTTGGAGCTAAAGAAATAAATGTAAATACAATAACAGATTATCTTGAAACACGTCCTTCTAAACTTGCAGTATTTAAAGTAAATAATGGAGTAGAATATTTACATAAACTTTCTGAAAATACTCAGCTTGCTGCTTTTGATTATTATTACAATAGAGTGAAAAAAATGACTCTATTTCGTATGTATCAATCTATTGGATTTGATTGCTCAAGTATTTATGATATAGATAATATCTTTGATGCAAAAAAGAAACAGGCTCAAGAAGATTGGTTAGATAATACACCTATTGAAAAAATAGCTGATTTAATTGACGGCAAAATTCAACAGATAAAGATGAAATATGTAGATAATGCAGATACAGTATTTCAACAAGCTGGGGAAGGAGTTGAAGATTTAATTGTTAAGCTGATGGAATTTCCAGAAGTCGGCTATCCTTTATATGGTAGGTTAATTAATACAATAACACGCGGCGCCCGATTAGGGAAGTTATACCTACGCTCTGCGGCGACAGGGGTTGGTAAAACCCGTGCAATGATTGCAGACTGTTGTTATGTAGGATGTAATGAATTATATAATCCAGAAACTAAACAATGGGAAGAAAATGGTACAAAAGAACCTTGTGTATATATTACGACTGAACAACAAATAGATGAAATTCAAACCATGATGTTAGCTTTTATATCTAATGTAAATGAAAAAAATATTCTTAATAATGAATATTATGGAGATGAATTAGACCGTGTAAGAAAAGCTGCACAGATTTTAAAAAGTAGTAATATATATGTAAAACGATTACCTGATTTTACTTTACAAGATATTGAGAATACTATTAAATATGGTATACGTGAATGGGAAGCAAGATATTTCTTTCATGATTATGTTCATACTAGTATGAAAATCCTTAGTGAAGTAAGCGGAAAGAGTAGAGTTGAAGGATTAAAAGAATATAATATTCTTTTTATGATAGCCGTTAGATTAAAAGACTTATGTGTTGAAAATGGGATTTTTATTGAAACAGCTACTCAGCTTAATAGTGAATATCGACATGCCCAAGTTTATGACCAGAATCTATTACGAGGTGCGAAGAGTATTGCCGATAAAATTGACTTAGGGGAGATTATGTTGGAAGTATCATCAGAAGACCGTGATGCATTAAGTGATGTTATTAACAGAAATGGTCTTCCAATGCCAGATATAAAAATTAGTGTTTATAAAAATAGACGAGGAGAATATAAAGATATTCTTCTTTGGTGTGTTAGTAATAGAGGTTGTTGTAAGATAGATCCAATTTTTGTCACTAATTATCAATATGAATTAATTAATATACCAGATATAAGGATTAAGGTAAAATGAAAAATTAGTATTGGACTTTTAAAAACGGAAT